GCTTGATTTTTTGCTCCTGCAACCAAAAAGAAGTAGAAGAGCTAAGAGTAAATACATAATCTTTCTCATACATTACTTTGGAATTTCTTGTTGTTTGATTGACTTTTCGAGCCACATAAGACCTTCTTCCAACTTGGTAATAACAAGGGATAGTTCTCTTGTTCGTGGCAATTGTTCTACTTTAACGAGTAAGTTTTCATACTCTTTTTTTACTTCTTGAATTTCTATCATAATGATTTATTTTACTTTTTCAATTTCTTTAATTAGTGCTTTGAGGCTCTCTGCATAGTTCGGAGCAGTGGCATAGCCTGCCTTTGCTACTTCCTCGGCAAACTTGTAAGGGTCGGCTTTGACCTCCAATGCCTTGGCGTATCGCTTGTTTCTGAAAAAGAAATTAGCATGGTCTGTAAAGCTCTCTTCAGGGGTGTCGTATTTCATAAACCAATCTCGTACGATATACAAGTATTTGCCGTCTGTACGCTTGGTGATACTAATCACTTCAGGGAATTTGCTCTTTTCGTTAGGAGTAGTGAGTACCTCTGTAGTTCTTAGGAGTTGCTTTTTCTCATTGGGAGTGCTACTAATAAGGTTCTTAGGTACTTTTATACCAAAGAAATTATTCCCTATAGGAGTTTTCCCCCATGCACTCTCCAAACCTGCCTGAGCAAGGATAAAGAGGTGAGAAATACCCGTCTTTCGCTCGCTTTCAAGGGCTACTGGTTTGTAGGTTTTGATAAAATTAATCTGTGTTTGGTTCATTGTCTTCTGTTTTAGGTTCGTTTGTTTTTGTTCCATTGATTTCGTCAAAGAAATCTTTTAATTTGCCCTCTCGCTCATAGTTATAAAGGGCTTTCATAACGAATTGAGGAGGAAACTTTCCATTTGTAAGAATAAATGCGTTCTTTAGGATTTTACTCACTGGATATAGTAATGTGGTGAGTTGTACTACGCTTTTAAATATTTTACCCATTTCAGATTCATCAAGAGGAATATTAAGCAAGGATAAGGAAATATAAACAACAGTTATAATAAAGACCATTGTTGCATTTTTGACAAGAAATTCTTTGATGTCAAAAGTTCCTGCTTTAAAATGATATACTCCTCCTACCAAAGTATTGAGTAATAATGCTGTACAGATACCTGCGTAAAAGAACTCGTTTTTATCTTTCCACATAGAGAAATACGAGTACAGCATTAACAAAGGAATACTCTTGAAAAAGGCAATGAAGAAGTAATATATCCTATCCCTGAGATGTATCTTGTCATCAAAGTAAAAAAGTAGTACCATAGGGGTAGCCCATATAGCCACCTTCATTTTAGCTTTTAAAAACCATTTAAAAAATTTGTCCATTTAAGATTGATTGATTAGTTTGTCTAATTCCTCATTGTAGTCTGGGCTTTTATCAGTTACTACCTTGCCTTTGTCCTTATCATCACTGTAGGAATATTCAGGGATTACGCTATTGTAAAGGAGCAAATTGGCAAAGGATATTTCATACAAAGCCTCATAGACACTTACATTGGGATATTGTTTTAGGAATCCACCGACTATTGCCCATAGGCTGTCGTTTAACTCACTTTCCTTGTCGGTTTGAGCAGATTGGCTTCGTTTAGGAAAGTGATAAGCATAAAAAAATCGGTAGTCTGCATTTTGCCGAGTAGCCGAATGAATAATATCCCTACTTCTTGAATACTCATTTGGTAGAGGATTTTATCAGTGAGCCTCTTTATTTGGCGTTCTTTTGGGTTCAGCCACTCCTTAAGCCATTGCCAAAAGGTTGGCTTTGGGTGCGAGGCTCCAAGTATCATCAGGGCTAAGGCACGTGCTATATGTTTGCCATAAGGGGCTTTTTGAAAGGCTTCACCTATGGTCTTTTCTCTATTGATTTCCTCCATAGGTATATAGGCTATCTCTTGAGATACAAGTATCAAGGTTCCAATAGTGGGTTGTGGTACTTGGTACTTTGTCCCTGCTATGGTTACCTCTTCGGCTTGTTGCAATAGGGTTTGTGCTGTTTTTTGTTGAATATTGTCCATCTTTTTAGTGATTAATGATTAGTGATTAGTGCTCAAACTAAGCACTAACCACTAACCTCTAATTATTAACTGTATTGCTTGAGCATTTTCCCTGTCTTTGGTTTCAGAGCGGTGAAGGTGTATTTTATCTTACCTCCGTTCTCACTGTTCCAAGTCCTTACTACGGACACGCTGGCACGGTCTATGATAAAGCCCTTGGCACTGGTGTTTTCAGGAGTAAGACGTACCGCGTACTGGTCAAGGACAATCCCGTCATTGTCGGGAATAGGAGCGGTCAGGTCGTCCGTTTCATAGATTTCAAACTCCAGCTTGTATTTGCTGACATTCTTACGAGTAGCGATCACCTCACCTCCCTCTACTTTGGCTTCCTTGCTCTCACCCTCTTCAGTTTCCAGTTTGGTAGTGTTTTCCACTGGGGTAGGGAAAGCCTTCCAAGTAGGTGTATTAGGCAAGTCGCCGTTTTCTAATTTTACATATTCTATTTTGGGTTTTCCCCAGCTTAAAATGTTTGCCATGTTCTAAATGTTTTAATAGTTACTAAATCTTTTGTATCTGAGGACGACATTAACCAAGGTTTGATTATCGTCTTCCTCAAAGCTATGAATGGTTTGTTCTTGATAAAAGCGATACTCATCAGTTATACGAGCCACTAAGCTACAGATAAAGGCTTCTATCTCCAAAATACGAGCAATGTTTTTTATTTTTTTCTGTGCTCCTGCATTGATTTTAGGTACATAGAAGTTAATATTTACCTTGCCCTCTTGTATATCCTTATCAATACCCGTGAGAAAACCTATGACACAATCCTCCTCAAAAGAGTTGTGTGGGCGGGTGCCTTGCAAATACACTCCACCACGGACAAAAGCGCCTATCTCGGTTTGGAAGGTGTCAAAGACATCCTTTTCTATCTGTGTGCCTCCTTTTTTCATTATCGATAGAGTTGTTTTAAGATGTTTCCTGCCATAAGTTCGGCACTGGAAAGCACATTATAGCCTTTTGCTTCTACATAGGCAGCGTAATTCTTTCCTGCCACCACAATCAGCACCAAGCCTTTGGGATATTTAGCTTTGATTTTCTCAATCTGTTCTTGGTTGTGCTTGTTTATATTCCCTTGAGACTGTACCACGCCGTCCAATAGTACCATATAGCCTACGGAATTTCTAAGGTGACCCGTTCTATCGGTATAGGAACCATTATCTCTGGCTTCAGTGATACAGCGTTCGCCAATCTCAATGAATTTATTTGTAGCTTCATTGATATACTTTTCTTTGATTTTATCAAAGGCAATGTTTAGCTTTCCTTCTATCATTATACTATGATTTTAGTTCGTCCTACCCAATCGGCATGCTCTATGCTTTGCACTTCAAATTCCCCTAATTGCTCTCCTTTTCCACTTATAAGCCGTACCCTTTTTGCATTGAAAATATGTAGCCCATAGTCAAACCATACTGTATAGCTGCTTTGGGTAAAGGTGCTATCTTTGAAAGTCCCCCGCTGATTGTAGGTATTAGCCACAATATGACAAGGAATAGGATCCCCCCATTGAAGGGTAGCCTCTTGAGGAATACCTCCTACCAATCCGCCGCCTGTGGTGGTCTGTACCTGCAATGTGCCATTGTCTAATATCATCGAAATATGACTTTAGGTTTCTTACTCAGTTCATCCTTGAAACCTAACCGCTTACACTCATTACTGTAGAAAGCAATTATATCGTCTTTGCTTGCCCTTGCGAGGCTGGTTCCTCCTTCTGATATAGAACTGGGACGTAAGAGGATTTGTGGAATAAAGCGGATAAAGGCTATATACAAGTTTCTTTGCTCCTCTGCGGTGGCTTCACCTGACAAATCAGGAATACCTAAGTCTAAAAGGTCTGCCTCAGTGAGAGAAAGCCCCAATGAGGCAAACCTTTGACGGAAATAATCCTTTTTAGTCATCTTAACCCATGTTAGATGTGTTAATCACAACCATACTCTGAGGAGCAGCAAAGCTCGGCATCCACTCACAACCATACTCGATAAATCGACCTTCTTCAGTACGCTGTGTGGTGATGTAGTGCCCGCCTTCCAATACGGTATAGGTTTTGTTAGGCACACGGTCAGTAAGCTCGTAAGGCTCGTGCCACATCATCTTTCCGAGTTTGGCAGTAGGAAGCAAGGCAATACGCTCATCAGCAAAGATGTTAGTGGTGGTACCATCCTCTTTCACTACATAATCCTCCACGATACGAATAGGTGGTAATCCTATACCAGTGAGTAATTGGTTTGCCATAGACTCGGTGATAATACCTCCTGAGACGCCAATTTGTGCGCTACCTAATACCATTCTGTAGGTGTCCTTGAACTCATCAGAGGCAATTACACGCTTATTGAAAGTGGTACGGGTCATTTCCATCGCAGCAAAAACACCTACCTTGGTACGGGTTTCATTGACTACTTTTTGTAAGTAGCTGATGAACTTGGTTTTCTCAGCGGAGGTAGGGTCAAACTTCATCACGGGCAATTCCATGTCAATAAGAGAGACCCCTTCCTTGTTGTCGTCCAACTTAACCTCTCCCTTACCTGTAGAAATAAGTTGCCCTACCAAATAATCCATACGCTTGTGAGGAGCCAGCGTACATTGACGAATATCGTCGGCTAAGAAGTTGATGATCTCATTCATCACCGCAGCTTGTCCTGCTCCTGCTTGGTTGTATTTGTCTGTGAGCTGCTTGATGATACTAAGGCGCTCGTTGTCCAATTGGAAAGAGTTCCCCAAGTCAGCCACCTCACCTGTGCCACTACCGAGGGTTCTGCGCTCACGGATAGGCTTACCTGAGTTCTTGTCAATCACAGACCCCATTACCACTCCTGTAACGGTGCCGATGTAGGTTTTGAATAAGCGTGCTTTGGTCTCCTCAAAGTCCAAATAACGCTTCCATACCACCGTATCGGCAGTGGTCTGTATTACCCTATTAATCACCGCTCTGATGATTTGAGGGCTGTTAAAAAGTTTTTCTAAAGTTAAAATCATTGTTCTACTGGTTTTTAGATAAACATAAATCTTGCTCCAAGGGTCTCCTTATCCTTATCGGATACAGGTACATAGAGCTTGTTGGTTTGGATTTCATACGCCTGACCCAAAGCGGTAACAGTTGCCCCTGATTCCTTCTTCACCCTTGCATAGTTAAGGAAATTAGCTGGGTTTTTAACCACCTTTCCTGCATTGGTTTTAGCCTCAAATAGGACATCGCCCGCTTTTACATCCGCAATGGTATCCGAAAGTGTAAGAGTGTCATAATTGGCGTTGGTGGTGTCTATCGCTGTGATAGTGGCGCCATTAGTGCCATTACCAAGGTGCATGTTTACTTTGGCAAAGCTCCCTTTATGTACCTTGAGTGTGGTGGCATTAATCGCTTCCACAGCCTTTACGGACTTAGAGACTTTGGCTGTGCGTGTCTTAAAATCTACCGCTAAGGGGGCTAAGACAGGGATATATTGTCCGTCATCTATATCGCTATCGTCAATATTGAACCCTCCTGCTAAGCGGTAGCCTGATTTTACGTTGTAGAGTTCTTTCTCTACCTCCTGACCCTTAAGGTCATACTTAATTCCTGCTGGCATCTTTTTAATGATTAGTGGTTTGTCACTTGTTACTTGTCGTTAGTTTCTCGGTTTCTTGCTCAATGAGATTAGCAATAGCCTCCTCCTCTTTCTGAGGATCGTCAGGGGTATCAGGCGCTTTGGAGTAAGAAAATCCACGTGCTGAAAGCTCTTGCTCCTGCTTGCCAAAGCCCTCTGTCACAGCATTAGCTAAGGTCTCCACTGCGGAGGTATCAGCAAAATCACGCCCCACGAGCGAATGTGAATAGTAACTTTCTGGGATATTCTTTTCTTTCATCAGCCTTACGAAATGCTCCTTGAGGCTCTCGGCTGTTTTGCCTTTTTGGAACTCGGCAAAGCTATTCTGCAAGGTATTGAGTTTCTCAATAATTGCATTCATTTCAGCATTGCCCTGATTGCCCGCAGATGGAGTGGGAGTAGGTTCGTTGTTTTTCTCTGCTTTTGCCTTCCAATCGTCCGCCTCCTTCTTGTACTTCTCACTTTCAGCCTTGAAAGTATTGACCCGATTATCAGCATAAGACTGGAATAACTTAAGCATAGCCTCAGCCCCCGCAGTGGCAGGTTCTACTTGGCTTTCTTCTGTTACATAAGAACTCAAGTTAGCCGCCACTCCCTCAAGCACTTGTGAGCTCAACCCTAAGTGGTTATACTTAGTTTTAAGCAGTTGTAAAATTTTTTCTTTGAACATAAAAAACGATATTATTATATGCAAAGGTACGCAAGGACTTGTAAATAAGCTCTATAGTGGTTTGTGTAATGTTTGTATTTTCTTTGTGTTTTTTTTGTTTTTTTCTTTGTCTTTGAGAGGTGATACCTCCCCATAATGAAAAAAGCCCCAAACAAGGGGCTTTGTTAATTTTTTTGCTATTTAAAAATATTGTTGTACCTTTGCCATACAAATAATGGCTTTAAAGTTTTTGGGGTATCCCACCAGAGAGCGGGAATGCAAAGCTATACGCAAGAGATAGATGTTAAGCCGAGTTTTCACCTTTAAAAACATTATTTATGGGCAACGCCCACCAGAGCGTAATGGCGGTATAGTATCCCGAAGCTCATTAACTACCTTGAAATTATCAATATTTTCAGGGTGGTTTTTTATTTTAGAAAAATCCTTTTACTAATTTTCTGTATTTACCTAAATTAATGTCTTTATATGATAACTCTAATATATTATCATATTTATTTATTAGTATCAAATCACCAATTTTTCTTTCATTCCTCTTTAAATACTCAATAGATTGCACAAACAAATTGGTATTACCATTCTCTAACTTTAAGACAATTGTACCCGCTTGCTCAAAGCCTTCATGTAATTCTTTTTGTAGGGTGTTTATCTTTTTTGATTTGAGATACTTAAAATCGGCTATGGTTAGTTTTTCTTTGAACTCTACAATAGCATCGGCACTACTAATCTTATCATACTCAGGTAATAGAGCTACTGATTTTCCTTTCTCGTTAAGTGCTTTTGCCATTGCTAAGGTGTTATTTAGGCTTTCTCCTTTACCTCTATGGAGGTCAAAGATAACAGTCTTAGCACCGTTTGTCTCGTGCTGAAAGACGAGTTTTGCCCTATTATCGTCTATGATTTCCTGTAGTAGTTTTTGCTTATCTGCGTTGTGTTTTATCTTCTTCAAACGCTCAACAATCACAGGTGAGAAAGGTTCAAAGGCTACATAAGTACTCTTACTAAAAGGCTGTATTGCTTGTATAACCTTTTGGGAGATACCCTCACTTTGAACATCTACTCCCCATAGAAACATCGGCACACTACTTGCGGTTGTGATTTTCTCCTCGTTGGAGGCTATCCATCTTGTCAATTTAGGGTTTAATGTAAGCTCTTTCCCTTTTAGGTCAGCCTTGAAAATAGGGGTCATATAGCAACGGCAATTAGGGTGATTACCTACCCATACGAAACTTTTGGGATAGACCCCTTTCATCATGTCGCAAATCTCACAACCGTAGGGGTGTCGGCTCCGCTTGATTTCGTACCCTGCTATCATGTCCATAGACTGCCAGCGCTCTATATCAGCCTTGCGATAGGCGATATTGATTTCAGTACGTGCCAGGCGCTCGGCATTCTTGTAAGCAGAGCGATACACCCCTTGCCCGCTGTGGTATTCCTTGGCTTTCTTAGATAGCTGTAATACCCCGTTTTTATCACGATAACGACGAAACAGGCTATCAGGATTGCGCAAATACTTCTTTAGGATGGAGGCTAATTCGTTGGCTGGTGTGCCCTCTGAAATAGCTATATCCAATGCCATTTCTATCTCTGTACGATACTGCTTAGATAGGTTCCATACACGGGCAGAGCGAAGGGCTTCTGTCTGTATATTCTTTTTCCTCAGTGGCTTAAAGGATTCGTTTGCCCCTTGTATGCCATCGAATACCTCCTTGAACTTGTTATGAGAAATATTGTAGTGCTTATCTACATAGAAATTCATCTTTTGAGAAAAGGTATTTTGGAAGCGCTCAAAAAGGCTGTTTATCTTTTTATTAAGCACGGGATATAGAGCAAAGGTAAATAAATCACTTCCCTTGTTCAACGCCTGCATACCATAATACAGCACGGCCATTTTAAGCACCTCGTCCAATAACTGTAGGAGCTTGGATACATCTTTCTCTGTTTGGTTTTGGTGGTATTCGTTCCACTGTTCTAAGTCCATATTTTTTCAGTGATTAAGGGTTCGTTACTCGTCATTTGTCGTTAGTCACTAAACACATCTTTTCCTTTTTCTTTCTCTATTTGGGCGAGTTCTTCATCTATCTTGTCGGTGATACCTGCCAATATAATTCCCTCCTTGAGCGAGGCTACTCCTCCTTGTACGGCACTAACAGCATCGGCTATACGTTCGGTAAGGCTGTCTATCATATAAGGGACAATCTCTATATTAACTTGTAGCCGTTTAGCCACTGGAGCATATTTAGGGATAAGACTGCCAATGGCTGATAGGAGGAAGTTAATACGACGCTGTAAAAACTCTTCTACGGTCTCGGCGTGGTTGCTTACTGCCATGTGTGTACCCATAAACATAAACTTGAAAGCCTTCCCACTCAAAGTATTTCCGAGACCCTGCAAGGCTTCAAAGGTGATTTGCGGGGTGTTAGTAAGGGCATAACAACGAGAGGTAAGGTTGTCAAACTCTAACTTAGCCATGTCTGGGGACTGCTGCCAAGTGAGGTAGGATACTTGAGCATCGTTTTCGAGTTGGATTATCTCACTTGTCATTCCCTTATTGCGTACGCCTACGACTTCACCTGAAGCAACCATTTTCGGATAGAAATTGTAATCAAGGCAATCGGCAAAGTTGGATAACAGCATTTCCAAGCGATTACGGAGGGTACGTATCTTATCACACAATGGGCGTTCCCTCTTCATATAGATAACAGGGATTTTGGAAAATCCGTGTGGGTATTGCTCTATTTGGGTGCCATTGCTATAGATGGTTACATTTTGGTTATCCACCACCATAAGGCGGGTGGATTGTATGCCTTTGCTATCTGTTTTGTTGTACTCACGGGAGAAAGCAATCAAATCACCATACTCATCATAGTAAGGATAGAGTGTGTCCCCACGGAAAGGCGACCAAATCATAGACTTAAGCCTATAGGTAGGGTTAGGGTCGTCCTCTTTGGCAGGTTTTACATACCAATACTCAGCAACCTCACACTCTGCAAACCACGAACGCACCAAGCGCTTGTTGTCATAAGGGAGTTTGTTCTTTTGATGAATGCCATCAAGTAACTCCATAAGCTCTTGTTCAGCAACTTCGGTAGCGTTGGCTGTGATCTTAGGAGGTGTACCTACTGTAAATGCGGTATGTATATTGACGATGTCCTGCTCTAAGGGTAAAGCCATACGATTGACGTCCTCCCACCTGAATTGGGCGGGAGACTTGATAGTACCATCTTTGTTTTCTTCTTGTTCTTTGACGAGTACCCTTCGCTTGGGGCGTAATTCCTCATCAAAAACATCGTGCTGGGTATAATCCCAATCCTTGATAAGCGATTGTGTATCGGGGCGCTTAGCTGGGTATTTCTTGAGTTGGGTGATACGCTCGCTTTCAGGGAGGGCGTTTAGTTCTTGTAGTGTCATTGCTAATTAACGGTTAGTTGTTAGTCATTAGTCGTTGGTTATTGTCCCCAAAACCACCATATACCCATTACTTTGAGGTAGTCGAGGTTGCTTTGGTTGGCGTAGGCTTCCCTCTCAAATATGATGTTGCGGTAAGCCTTATCCCAATTGCGATAGCGTAGATACTTGAAAAGAAAATCAAGGAAATACCAGATATAGAAAAAGAGTACCAGTAGTTCCTTTTGCTGTTGCAAGTGGATACGTTCGTGATTGATAAGCTCTTTATCGTACTTATCACTATCGTAGCGAACGAAGATGAAAGGATATAGGGTAATTGCCCTATACCCTTTTGGTACGAGAAATCTATTTTTTCGTATCATTTCCTTTTGGTTTTTCAGCGTTTTCTCCTTTGATGATCGCCGTGCAAGTGGTGTGAATATGCTTGTATAACTCAATATCCGAGATTTGGAAATTGTTGTTTTGCACATTGAAATCGCTCTCTGTTACAGTTCCTTGAATTGGCACGCTATAAGAGCCCGATTCATTATTGCGGGTGGCTGAGAACGCCACTGCTTGTGGATTTTGTTCTTTTTCGAATTCATAAGAGTACATTACATTTGTTCCTTGTACTTCTTCTTGTGCGATGATACGCGTTGTTTTCTGAATGATTTGCATATTTGTATAAATTAAATTTTTAATAATCGTGTCCTGTTATATAATAATGGCTATTATAGTAGCGCAATTTTAGAATATCTCCTTTTTCCATATCCATATATCCAAAGTTATTACCTGCGTGCCAATTTCCATTGTTATCTAGTAACGCTCCTCCATTAACACCTTGTACTCTAATTCTTTTTCCATCAACGTGGATAGACATAACAATAACAAGTTCAAAAGTTACATTACTCTTTCCTGTTATTTGAATTATCTTTTGAGCATTAGGTAAATTTACAGTTGTAAATTCACTCACAACTCCTGTGAAAATATAGGTGTGAGAGTATTTTATATTATCAGTAATAACATTTAAAAAAGCATTTCCTATATATCCATCTTCATAAATAGCTCTTTTACCAATGTTAAATATATTTCCGTCTATAAATTGAGCTAAAGCGTCATCATTAAACACTCCTTGAGGTCTCATTTTAATATAAGAGCCTATGCGATTAGAACTGCTCCCTGTATAGTCAATTTTTTGAGCAGCATAAGTATTCCACCATACCATTGAATTAAAATTACCAAAAGAAGCAGATAATTTACTTAGAGGCGAATCACTTTCAATCTCAATACCTATATTTCCAATTGTTATCTCTGAAGTATTTCTACTCCCAGCATATATTCTACCTCTTTTTTCATTTTCTTCAGTATTGATATAAAATTGTCCTATTTGTCCACTTGTAGCATTTATTTGCCCTGATATATGGGCATTGGTAGCCCATAGTTCGCCGTTGTCATCTACTCTGAAGGGAGCTTGTTCTTTTTGAGAATATGGTTTGCCTGCAAAGAATCGAATAGAATTACTAGCTAATCCTGCCCCATTGATACCAGCATTGCCGCCTAATGTGTTCCCGACGGTGAGTGCGCCTGTGGTGATGGTGTTTTTTACGATTTCTGTACCATTGGTATAGTCGGCTCCTTTGCTAAAGATGCCATTAATGTACTTAACATTTGCTTTTTCCGCTTCGGTGAGGTTCATTGCGTTTTTGTCAATGATGCCTAAATCAACCATTGTATCCCAAGTATCTTCAGGGGCGGGAGTCCAGTCAGTGGGTTTGTTGCCTCGTTCGAGTTTAATCCATTCGATAGTGCTATCTATGGTAACATTACTACTATAAGTCCAAATGAATAAAGTTTTATTATCTGCAACACTGTATTGGTTTTTTGTGCGCCAAACAAATGTATTTTGATAGATGCCATTTCCTTTATATTCTAAAACTCCTAATTCTACTTGCCCTCCACTATTATATGGAGCAAATGCTGTTTTGCCAAATCCTAAATTCCCTTTGATTGTTAAAGTCACTATATCACCTTCTTTTAAATCTTCAGTTAAGTAGTACGCTGCTATATTATAGTTATTGTTTGTGACTTTTTGACTACTATTGCGCAATAAATTTCTCCCCCCAATATTCAACTCATTTACCTTTTGTTCAGCAAATGTTTTAGCCTCTTGGAGTTTCAATTGGAGTTGTTGTATTTGCCTTTGCTCTGCTTCTGTAATTTTTCCGTCTGCCGTTGCAATAGCTTGTACTTTGGTAAGTTCTGCTTGTGTTCGTGCATATGCTTCTGTAGCAGTTTTAGCAGTAGCAATAGCTTGTGTGCGAGCTTGCTGTTCTCCTTGCACTTGCTGATTGCTGTACTGCTTCAATCTATTCTCCAATGAAAGCAAATCAGGGCTTACAAGTTGTTTTATCTCTGTTTTGTTGCCGTCAGTGATACGTAAATTGGCTTTGATTTCTATATGGTCATCAAAGAGGTGTATATACTGCTCGCCGTTGCCTGATGTAATTTTGTCAGTTTTGATTTGTCCACCAGTGATTTCTGTAAAGCCATTGAGTTTAGCAATACCTCGCTCTCCTTCATATTCTGAATTGATGGTGGCGTATAGGAAATGATAAAAGCCTGCTTCTTGCTCTATATCTATTTTGTTTTCGGATAGGACAAACTCGCCTATTTCATCGTTTTTACTTGCTTTAATATAGAGGTAGTAAGTCTTTGTTTTATCATCTAAACGCCCTGATACGAAAGCAGGAATATTCCAATACTTATAGCTGTTAGCATCACGATTAGGATTTATATCAGTAGTACCAATGGTGAAATGCTTGAGCCACCCGCTACCTGCATTGAGTTGCTTCGTATTCTTGTCAAAATAGAGTGTATGAGGTACAGTAATGGGATTTGTCTTAGAGGATACAAAAGCAAATTGAGTGGCTTTGTTTCCAATAAGTGCCATCATTGTCTGTACGGTGGCAGGAATGATGCTCTTGGTGTATTCGGGGAAGGCTTCTTCTATCTGCTTAATGGTCTCTAAGGCGTTGCGCCAGCTGCGTTTGGTTTCGGATAGGGTACGCTTGTTGAGTTCGCCGAAATATACTTCTTGGTTTTGGAGTTTGCGTATTTCGGTGGCGAAGGACTGCCCTTGTACCTTGTTGGATAGCTCTATTTGTGGGCTATAAGGGTTGTTTACATACTCTTTGAGCCCTACGATGCGAATGGCTACAGGGGTACGTTGAAATTCGGTATCTGAAAAATTGATATATCCCCCCATTTTGAGGCGTCCTCCTACATTAGCCCAGTTCTTTTTAGCCCATATTCCGTCCAAATCACCAGTAAAAGTGAACATATCAGCTCTATTTTCATATAGGTATTTGCACGCTTCTTTCATCATCTCCCAGCTTGCCCCTGTTTTTGTGTTATCATCACAAATATAAGCGTTTGGCATTTGCATATTGTATACGGAATATTCATCACCTATGGCAGGTTTGAATATATCATTAGGCATTGTTGTGCCGTCTTCCTCTTTAGGGACAATTTCAAATCGGCGTGCACTATGGTTGTAGCCACTGCTGTGCTCGTAACGGCTTATTTCAAACTCTCTACCTGATAGCATACCGCTTTCAAAGTAGATTAGCATTTTTTCCCCTTTGATTTGTAGGTCTGTAAAATTGAGAGCTTGAGGTATGGAGGTATCAGTAAAATCATAGAAGTGTTTGTCGTGATCCACTTCAAAGACTTCTGTAATTGTACCTTTACGCTTAGGATATATATGAG